GTGGAAAATCATTAATGTATGTATAATAATATGCATCTTCCTTCTTTCGTCTACGCCGTAGGCATCTAACACGTAGAGGAGAGGCAAAGCCTTGCCTCGACGACCTCCGGTCAGGGGTATTATATACGACGAGGGGACGAAAAACAGGTTATTTTAGAGAAAAATGAAGAAAAATGAAAAAAGTTAAAAATAATTTGTCACAAAACACCCCTTTTTAGCGTATATATAAATGAGGGGGTAGCTTATCTCTGGTTAAACTGTCTTGTGAACGTCCGGGGGACGGAGATAGAACCAATGGGGTAGGGGGTAGCTGTATCTATAGGTTAGATAATATAATATATAGAAGCTTTCACATGATGATAATCATACAGAGAAGCTTCCAATAGGTTAGGTAATATAAGAATTATGTAACGACATAATGTTTAGTAATGTGATGTCATTTCGTCTAGACAAATCCCCCTTCGTCTAAGACGGCCAATTGCTATTTTTCCTTTATGTGATGACATCACTTTTCTAAACATCGTATGGGTGTCTAGCTGGTGCTAGCTTTGGTCTCCAAAACCAAAAGGTAGGGTTCGATTCCTTACACCTATGCCAAGCCGAGTTAGCTCAGTTGGTAGAGCAGAGCCTTGAAAGAATAAAATGAAAACTATTGAGTACGTTTGCGAGAACTGTGGAGTACCTTGCGTAAGACCTGCAAAAGGGAACTTTTTTGGAAAATTTTGCAGCAATGCTTGCCAAGCAAATTACACTCGTAAAAAAGCTATAAAAGATTGGTTAGCAGGACGCCGAGTCGGTTATGTAGGCAAAACTAAAAGTCTTGCAAACTTTGTCCGCCACTATTTGCATGAAACAAGAGGTACTGCTTGTCAAGAGTGTGGATGGGATAAAAAACACCCAACGGATAGCCGTGTATTGACAGAGGTCGATCACATTGACGGTGACGCAGAAAACTGCCACCCAGACAATCTTAAAGTGCTATGCCCAAATTGTCACTCTATGACGCCTACCTTTCGTGCTAGAAATAAAAAGTCAAAAAGAAATCGCTCTTAAAGCATTGGTGGTGATGCAGCGGATTTGTAACCCGCAGAACTTAGTTCAACTCTAAGTAAGAGCACCAGTAACGCTACGGTCGTGGGTTCAATTCCTACACTCGGCACCAATTCAACGGAGACCGTTATGCCTTCTAAAGTTAACGAAGCAGGGAACTACACAAAGCCAGCTTTAAGAAAAGCTTTGTTTGAAAAAATTAAGTCTGGCGGCAAAGGTGGCAAACCCGGCCAATGGTCGGCTAGAAAAGCTCAAATACTAGCTAAAGAGTACAAAGCCAAAGGCGGTGGTTATCGTGACTAATGCAGGTATTTATCAAATTCGAGCTTTACACAGCGGGGAAATTTATATAGGTAGCAGTACAAATCTAGAACAAAGAAAGCACGACCACTTTCGGTTTCTTCGCTACGGAAATCACAAAAACCCCAAGCTTCAAAATTCCTATAATAAATACGGGCCAGACAATTTTGTTTTTGAGGTCTTGGTGACTTGCGAACCTGAAAATTGTCTTGAATACGAACAAGAACACTTTGACCGTCTTAACCCAGAGTTTAATATTATTAAACAAGCTGGCTGGCCTCCGTCTCGAAAAGGCAAGTACGTCGTACATAGTGAAAAAGCAAAAAAGAATATGACTTTAGCTGCACAAGCCAGAGGTAAAAAACAACGAGAAGAGAGTTTTAAAAAGAACCTCCCTATTTATGAGGCTATAAAACAGTCTGGGCTAAGCGTCAGAAAATTTTGTGCGCTAAACAACTTGATGCCAAACAGAACTTCCTATAATGCAGGTTACAAAAAGTATTTAGAATATGAAAAAGCCTCAGAAGTCGTTAGTTAAATGGCAACGTGAGCAGTGGGGCACTAAGAGTGGCAAACCCTCCACTGTCGGTAAAGGTGCTACAGGGGAACGCTATCTTCCTCGTAAAGCTCGTGAAGCTCTTTCGTCTAAAGAATACGCTGCTACCTCTCGTGCTAAACGAGAGGGAACCAAGGCAGGAAAACAGTTTGTAAAACAACCCAAAAAGATTGCTGAGAAAACGGCAAAATATAGGTGAAGAATGAAAGCTCCTGTAAAACCTAAAAGTCCTATTCGTGGTCGTCCTTATGACCCTAAGCCGGAAGCTCAGTTAAAAGGCCGTAAGAGCGTTATTGGTAAAGCTCCTAGTAAAGAGGGTCCGGGCAAAGGTTATGCCAACATGCCTTATTACAAAGCTGTTCGTCCCACTAGCAAACCCCGTTCAGGAAAGAACATCTAATGGCTAAATCTCCCACTGGAAAAGCTAAGGGCCTCGCTCCTTGCAAAGGTTGCCCCTCTCCTGCTAAGTGCAAGAAGATGGGTAAATGCATGATGAAGGGTAAGTAAATGGCTAAGACCCCCGCGTGGACCCGCAAAGAAGGTAAAGACCCAAAAGGCGGATTAAACGCTAAGGGTCGTGCAGCTTATAACAAGGCCAACCCCGATAAACCGGGTCTTAAGCCACCAGCACCAAAACCTAAAACAAAAAAAGATGCTGCTCGTCGTAAGAGTTTTTGTGCTCGAATGTCCGGTATGAAGAAAAAACTTACAAGCGAAAAGACAAAAAACGACCCTAACTCTCGAATTAATAAATCTCTCCGGGCTTGGAATTGTTGATAAAATGCCAAATAGCTTTTGTAAAGGCTGCTCTAGCGAATTTAAAAAGAGGTCAAAGACAGGCTACTGCGCGAAGTGTTTTCATAGTAATACACATGGCGTAAAGACTGATTACAATAAAGCTAGATGGGATAGTGGTATTGCAAAGGAAACTCACTGGAAAGCAAAAGGGGTAGTCTTAACGGAAGAAAACATTTCCTCTTTTAATAACTCTTTTGCTTGTGAGCTGTGTGGGAAAGATTTTTCAAAAGTTAAAAAATGTCTTGACCATTGCCACAAAACCGGAAAGTACAGAGGAGCTCTTTGTATGCAATGTAATGCAGCTCTTGGTAAGCTCGGAGACGATATTGACAACATAGTTGAAAAATTAGTCTTTTATAAAGCGAAGTGGTGAGTTAAATGGCAATTGAACCCACTCCTCAAGTTCCAAAGAAGCAGCTTGTCAATAAACGTTCCGTTCCGGTGGTTTCTTCTCGTTTTCAAAAAGTAGGAACTTCTATCGGATACGATGAAACTTTTCCAGAAGACATCTGGGAAGACGAGAACAATTGGAACAATGAGAATGTTTGGGGAAGCTAATGCCTACATTTGAAAATCGTGAATCTCTTGCGTCTGTTCGTCAAAAACTTAACGATGCAATTATCCTTGCTGAAAGCACAGCAGTTGACCTTTCGGTAGAAAAAGGGTTGGCACAGCTTGCTGCTTCTCAAGCACAAGGGTATGCTACAGTGGCACAAGATGCCGCTACACAAGCAGAAGCTGCGTTGGACAGTTTTGATGATCGTTACCTTGGGCCTAAAGCCTCTGCCCCCACTACAGACAATGATGGTAATCCCCTCATCGTAGGGGCGCTTTATTTCGATACGACAGTTGATCGAATGAAAGTGTATGATGGAGCAGCTTGGTCTGATGCTTTTGCTCCTTCGTCTGATTTCCTCCCCATCACTGGGGGTACCATCACAGGGAACCTTACAGTTAATGGTTCTCTTTCTCTGGGGACAGACCTGTCGGTTGCTAACGGGGGCATAGGAGCTTCGGATGCAGCAACAGCTCGCACCAATCTTGGTCTAGCTATTGGCACTAATGTCCAAGCCTATGATGCTGGTTTGCAGTCTATTGCTGGTCTTACCACTGCTGCAAACCAGACAATCTACACTACAGCTTCGGACACTTACGCTACCACCTCCTTAACTGCTTTTGGTCGTAGCTTGATTGACGATGCGGATGCAACCACTGCTCGTACAACATTGGGTCTTGGCACAATTGCAACGCAAAATGCTAACAGTGTGGCAATTACCGGAGGTACTGTCGATGGTACTACGGTTGGTGCTACAACTCGTGCTACAGGCTCCTTTACCTCCCTTGACTTTGATAATGGCTTGAACCGAGCAGGCACTGCTGCTTACACTCTTCGTTCTATTAGTTATCTAACCTCGTTAGTGGCTGGCTCCACCTACACAACTCCTACAGGCTGTCGCGCTATTCGTGTCATCTTGATTGGAGGGGGCGGAGGTGGAGGCGGTGTTGACGGACAAGGTGCTGGCACTGTTGGTGCAGGAGGAGGTGGTGGAGCAGGAGGCATGTGCATTAAGCTTATTACCTCTCCTGCCGCAAGTTACACCTACACAGTTGGTGGCGGAGGCGCTGGTGGTACAGCAGGCCCCAACAACGGCTCTGCAGGTGGTAACACAACATTCGACGGAACTGTCTACGCAGCTAATGGCGGGTCAGGCGGGGCTGGCGCTACAGCTACTAACGTTGTTGGTTCTCCCTCTGGGGGGCTGGTGGCACAGCTTCTGGTGGTGACCTAAACTTAACTGGCAATACAGGTTTTGGGAGTATTCGTGCTGGCGGCAACCATAACATGGTTGGCAGTGGAGCCTCTACTATCTATGGAGCAGGAGGTGGTTGGCCCTCTGCTCTAGATGGAGCTAATGGCACCAATGCTACAGGCTATGGTTCTGGTGGTGGTCCTGCTGCAGTTAGAGCTGTGGCTACAAACTATGCAGGTGGTAACGGAGCACAAGGTATTATCATCGTAGAGGAATACTTCTAATGCGTATTGCAAAAGTTGAAAATGGTATTGTTGTACAGGTTATTATTGTCAATACTCCAGAAGAAGTTCCAGAAGGATGGTTAGACGGGACTAACGCGAATGTTGGTTGGAGATACGAAAATGGAAAGTTTACTACTCCGGAACGACCAGTTGTAGTGTTTATTCCTGACCTCACCTTTGCTCAACTCCTTATTGGTTTGGTTTCCGAAGGTTGGATTTCACAAGTTGAGGGGGAGGCTTGGTTAGATGGTCAGCTTCCCCCCATTGTGCAAACGTTGATTGATGGTATGCCAGAAGGTCAACGTTTTGTCGCATTAGCAAGGGCTAAACGTCCTTCTACGATTGTTAGAGACGATCCTCTTGTCGTTGCTTTAGGCGCTTTAAAAGGTATCTCTGCAGAGCAACTGGACAACTTTTTTAAAACCTACTCTCAGCTATAAGAGGTGTGTATGTCGAAACCTATTTTTCGTGAAAAATCCCCCTTAATTGCTTGCACGGTAAGTGGTACGACATACACCCTTTACACTTGTCCTCCCAACTGTGTGGCTCGTGTATCTCTCCTATTTATCGCAAATGCTAACGGAACTGCCACTGTAGATTTTAAAATCTATAAAGCCTCCACTACAACCTCCTACTTTATTCTTGGCGGTAAAAACATTAGCCAAGGCGAGTTTATCCAGATTAACAGTGACTACGGTTTTATCCTTGATGCAGGGGATAAATTGGAGGTAACTGCAACAGGTACTACAGTTAATGTAGACGCCATCTGCACAGTGATTGAACAATTTAAACCTATTGGGTGATACAATGAAAAAAGCTCCTAAAAAATATGCAATGGGCGGTGTGGTTGGTAAGCCTGCAGCAATGCCCGCACAAGCAAACAAAGCGGGGGCTGTCCGTGGACAAGCTCGTGCTGCAGCAATGACTACTGGTCGTAAGCCTGCTATGGCTAAGGGTGGCATGGTTAAAAAGGGTAAGTAAATGTACGATTATAAAAACCTCACGGTTAGCCCTGAGGCCCCTGCCCTTGATGCATTTACAATTACGCCGGGGGCTGGTGCTTTAGCAGTTATGCCCCGTGCTTTGTATATTGGCACTGGCGGCACAATCACTGTCACTACATTTCGTGGCACAACCCTTACCCTCACTGTCGGAGATGGAACTGTTCTTCCTCTTGTCGTCACTCATGTAACGGCTGCTACGGCTGCTAATATTGTTGGGTTGATCTAATGATTGGGGTTGGACTCAGCTTAACAGGAAAGCTGCGAAGCTCGGTCTCTGCCCCTGCTTCGATTTTTAGCTTAGACGAACCCGGCATTTGGCTGGACCCTTCTGATCTCACCACCCTGTTCCAAGACACCGCAGGCACCCAACCCGTGACGGCTGCGGGGCAGTCCGTGGCGCTGGCGCTGGATAAGTCGCGGGGGCTGGTGCTGGGGAGTGAACTGGTTACAAATGGGACGTTTGACACAAACCTAAATGGCTGGACGTTGGGGACAGACCCTGCGGCGGTAATTGCGACTTGGGATAATGGTCGCGTTTCTTTGGCGCGCGGGGCAGGCAGCAATGCTGGCTTTTCGCAAACAACTTCTACGGTTGTGGGGCGAAGCTATCGTGTTTCTTTTACTGTTGTTTCTGGCGTTGTGGCTATAGGAGGCGCGTTCCCAACAATTGGCGGTCTAACTGCCGGGCAGTTTTCGCGTATACTTGTTGCAACAAGTGGCGCGCTGTCCTTTTGGCCGAACAGCCCAAGTTCAACTGCCGTTATAGACAACATCTCCGTGCGCGAACTACCCGGCAACCACGCCACGCAATCTGTCCTCGCTTCCCGTCCGATCTACTCAGTCGTGCCTGCGACGGGTCGAAGGAACATACTTACTGAGACTCTTTTTGCGGGCGCTGTTGCTGGCACTCCCGGAACTGCCCCGACCAGTTGGCCGTTTAACTCGTCTGGCGGCTCTATCACGTCTGCCGCAAACTGTGTAATCGGGTTTTCTGTGACTGGCGCTCGTCAGATCATAGGGCAGGTTGTTACCGTTGCAGCAAACCAAACTCAAACTTGGTCTGTCACTGTAGTTTCAAATCCAAACGGCTTGTCTTTTAATCAACTATTTGCCGTTATCAATCCTACAGGGTTGACTACGCTATCCTACTTTGCAAACGGTGTCACGATCACAGCGACAACTTACGTTCCGCAAGCCGGAGAGCGTTTGTCTGCTCTTTTGATAAACGGCGGGACACAAATTACACCGACTTTCAGGATTGGGGTTGGGGTCAGCGCGATTGCTACTGGCGCAGCGTCATTCACCAGCCCGCAGGCAGAGCTTGGTTCAGTCGTCACTCCCTACCAGCGCGTTGTCTCGCAATACGACGTGACCGAGGCGGGGGTTCAGTCGCTGTCCTATCTCGCCTTTGACGGGGTGGACGACTTCCTTGTGACACCGACCATCACGCCGAACATCAACAAGGTGCAGGTGTTCGCGGGGGTGCGGAAGCTGAGTGATGCGGCAATTGGGATGCTGGTTGAACATAGCGCAGACCTGAACGTAAACGCGGGAACATTTTGGTTAGGCGCCCCCATCGTCACAAACGCAGGCAACTATAACTTTTTGTCTCGCGGCAGCATTGTTCCCGCAAATGGGGCTGGGGCATTCAACGCAACTGCGCCTTCCACCAACGTCATTACTGGGCTTGGTGACATAAGCGCAGACAGCATGATTCTACGCAACAATGGGGTAAACACTGGTTCGTCTGTGCTAGACCAAGGCACAGGTAACTACCTCGCCTATCCGCTCTACATCGGTCGCCGTGGAGGCACAACGCTCCCCTTCAACGGTAATCTCTTTGGCTTGATTGTCCGCTTCGGCGCAAGTCTTAGCGCAGACAAAATTAAATCTGTTGAAAATTGGATGGCAACTAGGACAGGAGTGACGTTCTGATGCGTATTACGGCTGCTTGTCCTGCAAACTTAGTGTCAGACGCTAATCACCTTGCTATGTGTCTTGCTTTTGGGCCTGCTGATATTGACACCTATCGTGGGTTAAACTGGCAGGATGGTAGTGGTAATTTTTATGCTGCTGCAAGTTTTGAAGCAAGAGACGAATGGGTAATTGCTGCTCAATCCGCTCTTCAACGTCCTTTATGGGATACGGAAAACATTATTGACATGATTGCTGCTCAACGAGCACAGAATGCTTTAGTGTTTTCCTTTGTCCCTGTTACAGCTACCCCCACGTCTCTTACAGCTATAGGGGGGTTAAATGGCCCAGATGCATTACAGGCAATGGGCCTTCTTCCTGTAGAAAGTATTTAAAATGGCAATTTCAGCAGAACAGAAGAAAGCTCTAGAAGCTGCAGGCTACTCTGTTAAAGGTCAGACAGTTATGACGAAAGATGGCAAGTCCATTGGTGGTTATAACGAAAATGGCAAGATTTGGTCTGGGTCGGGTAAAGTTCGTGACATCCTCAAATCAAAGCCTGAACCCAAAGCAGAAGCTAAACCTGCTGCTAAATCCCGTCCGGCTAAGGCCGAAAGCAAATCTACGTCTCAACGTCCTAAATCAAACCCTGCTCGTCAACCGGGTGGTGCACGTCCTGAGGGTAAAGCTGCTGGTATGCCTGCTGCCAAAAAAGACAGCAAAACAGCCCTTGCAGCAGGTCTTCCTGTTGTCGGAGCTGCAGCTCGTGTAGCAGCAGGTCGAAAGCCTGCACAAGGCCGTCCGTATAATCCCAACTACACAGGTCGTTCTGCAATGCCTGAGGGTCCGCAAGGACGTTACGCTACAGGTGTTGGTCGCCCTGTTGTTACTGGTGCTGGTCGTGCTATTGGAGGCAACCCTGCTCGTCGTCTGCGTGGTGGCGGTGGTGGTGTCTTGAAGATGCCGGATATTCTTGATCTGAAAAACATGGCTAAAGGTGGCCTTGTTTCTAAGAAGAAGTGAACATAGGAGAGCCTTATGGCAAAAACTCTAACTGACCAGCAAAGGCTCTTTCTTGAAGTGTTGTTTGATCAAGCTGGTGGGGATGTGGTAAAAGCTAAAAAGCTTGCTGGTTACAGCGAAACCTACCCCACCAGTGCTGTCATTAAAACCCTGCAAGACGAAATTGTAGAGGCAACAAAAACCTATCTTGCTCGTAATGGTGCTAAAGCTGCAATTGGTCTTGTAGGGGTTTTAGACAACCCCCTTGAGCTTGGTGTAAAAGAAAAGATGGCTGCTGCTAAAGACATCCTTGATCGTATTGGTGTGACTAAGACGGAAAAGATTGATGTTGGTGCCAATGGGGTTTTTATTCTTCCGATGAAGAAATCAGAGGATGAAGAATAGTGGCACGTAAAACTTTTCCTTTTTATTGTAGATGTGGTACACTCGTTGTGAGCAAAGCGGCTGTTTGCGCCAAATGCCAAAGAGACTACCGTATTGCAAGAAAAGCAAAACTTATAGAGGGTGAGATAAATAAGTCTACTAGGGATACAAGAGCTTATCGAAGCCGTCACCCAAAAACCTATTTACTTTGTAATCCACGGCTAAGGGCCAGACAAAAAGGCTGGGAATTTAATATTACTCAAGAGGATATTATTATTCCTGAGTACTGCCCTGTCTTAAAAGTTAAGCTTGATCCTGTTGGTAGCGGTGGGTCATACACACCTTCTGTAGACAGAATTGATCCAACAAAAGGCTATGTTAAGGGCAATATCCGTATTGTCTCTCACAGAGCAAATACACTACTAAGTGACGGCAGTTTAGAAGAGCATAAACTTGTTTATGAGTTTCTTCTAAAACAGGCCAAACGTGGAGAAGAGGACGATGCCTAAAATTCTTGAAAGGCTTGTGTCTCAACTTCGTAAGAATGGCATGGATGAATCAAAAGCATATGCTGTTGCTACATCTCAATTGCAAAAGTCTGGCAACCTAAAAAAGGGTTCTGCTGAGCCTACGAAAAAAGGTGTTCGTCGGGGCAATATGACCCCTGCTGAACGTGCAAAAGATCGGGCTGCTAAGAAATCTGGTGGTA